TTATATTTGAGTACTAACTCGTTATAACGCTCAGACTCCTGCTCACTTAAGAACTGAAGGGCAACACCCGCTTTAATGCCTGGAGGTGGTTCACCCCTTGAGACCCCAAAGACTCCAGAGATTTGTTGAAACTCTTCTTTAATCTTCTCTCTAAAACTAAACACATCACCGGGAACAGTTGGAGATGTTGCAAGTACTGGTGGTTGAGGTCCTTTGTATTGGACAATGGTAATATCATTGCCCAATCGATCTAAGGCTACAGAGCCAGCGGGTACCATCCACTTAGGATGAGACGCTAGAACTATGTTCCTTAGAAGCATGTTGGTGATATTATTATAAGTTCCGGTTAACTGCTTGATGTTCTCAAAAAAGCTTACTCCGTAAAGTTCACCCGGATAATCCACATCTGTGAATCGAACAAAAGGAAGTTGATCATGACTAAAAGGGGATTCCTCATTCTCAAGAATCACATCTTTTAAAAAAACTATTTTTCTACCCTTGTCCATCATCGGACTACGACGATGCCAGAATGTGTAAATGATCTGCTCACCCCGAGCAGGTCTCAACTCCATTTTCTCATAATCGTAAACTTGAGCTTCTTCTAAGTCTTTGATTTTTGAAGCTTTTTCCGGATATCGCTGCCTAAGTTCCTGAGTATTGACCAGCTCTCTCGTGAAGCAATAATCAACGTCAGCTAGGTTTCGTTTTTTCTGCATTAAAACTTCTGAGGCTAGCCAAACCTTATAGTCAATATCTCCAGTTCTCACAGGCCTATCGATATAGACTATATTGCCTTGAGGATCTTTTTGAGGCTCGCCATCCTGACCTAAAACAGGGACTTTCCCACCATGTTCTTTTGAGGCTTTGACCCAAGCAGGATTTAGATCACCCTTGTCCTCATTCCAGAGGATGAAGAGATAACTTTCACCCATGACTAAAGCATTCGTGACGAGTTGAATTTGAATCTTCCCTTCAAAATCTGACTCATACCAGACGTGATCCAGAAGCTGCTTCGTCACCTTAGCTGCTACCTTATCACTCAGCTCGTCATTGGTCGGCAGGATGGCTACGTTAGGCTTGAACTTAATAAGTCTTGAAGCTCGATTCTTGGTCAGATCGTAAAGATGGTTACAGACGATCTTACGTACCACTTGAGCACGGTCTGTGCCACGATCTCTGGCGTCTAGGCGCGTCTCTAACTCTTGATACTGGATACCCTTATAAAGCGCAAGATTGCGTCTCATAACCCGAATACGTGGCTCATTCTCTTGCTCTAAAAAGCCTAACTCACTGCTGAGCCATCTGAGAACGTCTTGATCATTTCTCGGATCATCCAAATTCAAAGAATAAAGAGGGTATTTAGGTTGAGAGAAGCTTTTATCTAAGGTGTCTAATGCGCCATCAAAGAAGTAACTCATACGGCCTCGAATATATCTTTATTAAAATTTTCTTCCAGCTCTTTCGAAACTTTCTCAAACTCAGAGTTAGCTGGGACATACTGAATGGAGTGTGTGCTTTTTTGCATGGCTTTGACTTCAATCCAACAAAAGAGAGACATGACGAAGCTTAGAATAGTCATCATGAGAAAGAACATAATAATCACCATAGAAAGCACCTCTAAGTCCATTCATACTCCTCATTCTTGTATAGGTCAGGAAAATCCTGCTCTAAAGTATAGCCTCGTTTAGCTACTACTGAATCTACCTTGGGCTCAACTTCATTTTTAATGGAATACTGAAAAGCGTCAAAAATATATCTCAAGCAATCAATTAAATGGTCATCTTTCTTTGGAATCTTTCCTGAAGAGTCTTTTCGGTAGTGTTCTAATTCCCAAAAAAGCTTCTGACACCTATCTGATAGCTTAAGCTTCCCATAGAGCATGGCGTCTTTAATGAGAGATAATCCTGTCATCTTGTCATTTTTCATCTTTTGGGTTGGCTCAAGATGCTCAGAAAAAAGGTCTAGAACCTCGTTGGCAAACCAAGTGGCTGCCTCGTCATAACCTTGCCGCCATTCCCCATCATCCCAAAGCTCATTCTTTTTATCCCGAATCCTAGGCCAGAGTTTGCCTACAGTCATTTGACCTTGGTCCGTCTCGTAAACCTCATCTAGGCAATAGATTGTCTTTGAATAGGGGTTGATTGCGCAAAAGAGAACGGCAAAGCAAGAAGCTGCAGCGGGATCTAACCAAACACACCATGTTAATTTCTTTCGATCCCGCCACAGTTCACCCATCAGCGTGTTGTGGCTATGAATGAATCTTTCACTCAACATCGGGAAGATGGCAGATGAGCCCCCCCGAACAAAGTTTGCCTCGTACTCTCTTTCCCATTTATCCCCTTCCCCTCGGTCGTAGAGTTCCTTCTTTTTTGACTCCAACCACTCTGTAGAAATGTGAGGGTTGGATCTACTGGAAAATCTAAAAAATCTTTTCTTAGGATCTGTTTTATAAGTTTCCGCTAGCTTAGTAAATTGACCCTCAAACTCAGGGGGGGTTCCAATGATCATAAGAGGTGAATCAAAAGCCGCTCGATTAGGATCATAGGCCTCATAAAACTCAGGTCTAAAGTCTTTGAACTCGTCAAATACCGATAAGCCTCTAGGTTTAACTCCTCGGTACGCCTCCACGTTGTCAGAACCATCAAGTTTGATAAAACTTTGATTTTTGAACGTGATTCGCATCTCAGTATTATTGATATCTTCAATCCATTCACTCGGTCCAAAATCCTGAATACGACGGGAGGACCAAAGAATTTCCCGGGCTTGTTTCATGTACGGTGCGAAATAGTAATTCTCAGAATTGGGAAATGTGAAAGCATAACGCCACAGTAAATAAGAGACTAACTCCGACTTTCCAAAATTACGCCCACATTGAGCAAATAATTCCTTTACCTCTCCTGAGATGAGTGGCCTTCCAATCTCAATCTGAGCAGGGTGAGGAATCCATCGGTCATGTAATGCCTTAATTCCCAAGGCTATGCGTTGAATCTCTGGATGAATCACAATGTTCTATTCTTTTTTGAGCTATTTCGAAGTATTCAGATTCTTTTTCAATTCCGATGAATTGAAATCCTTCTTTCAACGCCGCTAATCCTGTGGACCCACTACCCATGAAAGGATCTAAAACTATCCCTTGAGGAGGCGTAATAAGCCTGCAAAGGTAGCGCATGAGCTTCTGAGGCTTTACCGTGGGGTGAAAATTCCCTATTTTAATTCGCCCATCATGATCTGGCAACTTTCCAGACATATCAACTGAATTAGGTCTAGCAATGCTCATGGGATTAGATTTTATTTCATTTTCCAATCCTTCATTTCGCTCCTTTGAACTCACCTTTGCGCAATAGAAGAATCGAGATACTTTATCTTTTAATAATCCACTTTGTTCATCTAGCATTTTTACAGTGCATGAATCGTCACATTGAACGTCAGTGCAGTGCTCAGTGTGAGACAAAACTAAGTTAGCTGGGAAACGGCCGTGGGGCTCATTTGGATTTCCAAAATTTTTAAAACTTCTAAAAATTAAATTGTTTGCTGAATTTTTAGGTCTGGCTAATTTTTCATTACTTTCAATTCTACACCCATCAATATTAATTCCTCCGCACTCGTGCTTTAATACATTTTTTGCAACGGACTTCTCTTCACATGGTTTTCTAACTAAGATCCAATGCTCAGAAGCGGGCTTAAGCCCCGTGCCCCAGCCCTGCCATTGTTTTGCAGCTTCGGTTGATGACGTCTTATCAATCGCCTTACTGATATCCAAACTCTTGGGAAATCCTTGACCAAAGATATGAGTCATGACGTCTCTTATTTCAAACCCCGCATTTTCAAGACTTGTTGCTGTCCAATGTGAAGTCCTAGGCAATCCCCAGACTAGGCCATGAGCACCGGGTTTTAAAATTCTGTAACACTCAACCCAAATCTTTTTCATGTTGTCAATCCAAGTATCTCGACCACCATGGTCGTCATCCCAGGATTTTCCCATGAATTTGATTCCCGCTGGAGGATCTGTAATGAGAGAATGTATTGATTCACTCTCAAGCGTTTTTAAAACCTCTAAGCAATCACCCTGATGTAATATCTTGTGCATTTTTAATCTCGAATATCTGACGGATGACCTCCATATGAGCGTCTCTCTCAGCTTCCAATTTTAGGCACGTCATTTGAAGGTTTTGAATCTCCAGTTTCAGAAGTTCGATCTCCTTGATTAGATTTTCCATCGTCTTTAATTCCTTTTAAAAAAGGATCACTTTTTAAAATTTTGGTCATTTCCGAATAAGAGATTTGTTTAATCGAATGTTCTGCAACTTGTTCAATTTTTTCAGACTGACCTAGTAACTGTTTCCCAAGCCAGATCAGCATTGCAACGTTACCCTTTTTTGCCGCTTCAATTTGCCAACGTCTCAGGGAAGCGCGGAGATTGCTTCTCCCTTTTTCCATTTCTACCGCGAATCGCCGATCTAAAGTATCGACAGAACATCCAACAATGGTAGCAATCTCTACAGTTTTGCAACCAATCGCTGCTAGGTCTTGAACTAATTTTGGATCTATAGGTTTCTTTTTAGGAGGCATTTAATTCCTCATTGTGAATTGATCGTTTTCTAAAAGTCTCATTCAATATTTTTGGAACCGTATTAATCCAATTAACTCTATGATGTATCCTAGTACTTTGTTGACCAGTAATTGTAGAAATCTTTACGCATGATGGTTGCCATATTACTGAATAAAATGATTTAACATAAGTTCCTGAATCTAAATAAATTTCAGTTAAACCACCTTTATTTTGTTGCGTAACGTATTGATTTAAACTTATTTGATTAGTAGTAAAAAATATTTTTCCCCTTACACCACCATCTACATATAAAGTTGTATCTTCATTAATTCTACCTAAAAATTTAAATGGCCTATCAGTTCTACAAAAAAAAGAATTCATTAACTTTCGTTTAAATTTAATTTTTTCTGCAAAACTTGAATTATCTCCGCCTATAAAATCCCCGCCTTGCGCCATTGCAATACAGTCTGCTCCAGAATCATCTAAAAAATCATAACAAGCGGCAATAATTTGATCTAATCTTTTTAATGGTTTATATTCATAATTGTTTTTGTCATTAAATCTATAATAAAAACCTGTATAATCATCATCAAGAACTAAAAAATGAGTTAGTTCTAATTGTTTTGCAATTTCAAATGCTATATTTCTAGCGTAAATTACACCCTTTA